TGTGCTCTGAAAGAACACTAGTAAGCTCAACCTCTGCATCCAAGTTATGGTATGCATTCAAGTCTTGAGCAAGTTCCGGTGTCCACTTGGCCTTCAACTTTTTAGTCTTGGCTGTGACAGACACTGCATCAACCTTGATGTCGATTTCTGGAATCGCACCGTGCAAACCTGCATCAGTGTCACTTCCTTCTTCCAATCCCCACAAGTTTGTTGCAAGAACTCCGCCGAGGGCAGATGTTGAGCCGCCAAAGTTATCATCAATGACAAACTTCCAGTCAGTGACAGCATCTAATGAGGTAGATAAATCTGCCAAAGTCTCTGAGCCAGTTGCGGCGATGGTGATAAGCAGGTTGCCGGCATTGACATTATCATCGCGAGTTAGACGACGAGTGACTCTACCCGCTGAAAGAACTGAATCTGGTTGAATGGTGACATAATCTTTAACATTCAATTGGCCAGTGATAAGGCCTGCAGATGGAATGCTGCAAACTGCGACTTTCACACCTTCAAGATCAGGGTCGAAGCGAACCATACTGGAAGGTGCAGATGAACTATAGTCGGCATCTAACCAGAACCAAGTATTCGAATCGCCCACTGTACCAGAGGCGATCATGGTTGTGACCCCAGCTGCAGAACCAGTCGGGCTTGAATAGCCGTTGTTTAGTGCATAGAAAGATTTTTCTGCATTTGCACCAGCGAGGGAGACACCATTGGTGATTCCAGAAGCGACTTGTCCTCCGCCGTAAATAGATTCTCCTGCAAGCTGATCAAGACGATTCTTGTTGAATGTGAAATCCAAGAAGAAAATGAGCCCACTTGGTAGACTCATTGGTTGAACAGATACAAGATCGTTCGCGATCAAGCCACCGAATACACGGCGGACAATCGGAAAGGCGACAGAAGCGAAACCTTCTACATCGCCAGCAGACATTGAAGAAGATTCACGAAGAAGCTCCTTTGCCTGATTCTCAAGAAGTGAGGCCATGCCTTGCTTCTTTCTTTCGTCAGTAATGCCTTCCAAGAGACCAGTCTTTTCCCACTTAGTGAGAAGAGCTGCACCTTCTTTGGAGAGGTCACGTCTAACAATTCCTTCAGTTAATTTATTAATAATAGACATTTTAAAAAATTCTCCTTTTTATATTATTTTTTAATGCCAGCTAAAAGTTGCATTCTATCCGTTATGGGAGAATGTTGTTCTTTAGCTTCTCTTCTGGGTAAAGTGGCAGTAGGCTTTTCGACGGTCTCGCGGAGTGATTGTGGCCGTGTTTTACCCTGTACACTGCCCACTGCGCTTTTAAGAGTCTCAAAAATAACCTTTGCGTCATTAATCGAATCCGCTTTTGACAAAGCTTCGACAATTCTAATTTTTTGTCGCTCATTCAAAGAGGTGTTTGTCAAAACACGATTCGTATATAAAAGTTTTGCGTTAGAGAGGCTTGATTGGTTGAATTTTTCTTTCAAAACCCTAACGCCGTCTCTCAATTTCTTGTTTTCTTCAGAAAGTCTGTCTCTGGCAGCAACAAGCTCTTTATTCTCTTCTTCTGCTTTTGTTGCTGAGAGTTGAGCCAGCTTAAGCTGTTCTTTGTAATGCATGATGTCGTTAGGAGTTCCAGCCCAGCCAGATTTCTGGGGGTCAATATCCACGACCAGTTCTTCCAGTAGTTCGTCAATATCTGAAATGTCGATTTCTTCTTCCAATGCGGCTTGGACCGAAACTGTATCTACCTCCGCATCTGTGGCAGCTGGTGATTGTGGGGTCATTTCGTCAGAGTCCACCAAATCCTTATGGGGGGTTGGGTCGCCCATCAAATCTTCATCCTGTGCAGATAAAACTTCTGCCATTTCTTTTAGCTCTTCCATATTTAATACAATTTCCGCCTCCGAGTCTGCACCCTCCGGCGTTAATCCGAGTGGAATACTGTCCTCAAGAGGGGTGGAAATTTCTGGCTCTTCGATGGTGTCTGAAACAACTTCGGTTTCTTCATCTTGTTCAAAGAGATTCTCAACGACCTCTTTAATATCTGCAGAGTACTTGTTCAAAATAGCTGTTTCTGCATTCTTAATTGCTGCCTCTTTCAGTGCGGCTGCATCAATTATTGCTTGTTCTAATAGTGAAGACATAAAAAGACTCCCTTTATAAAAAATATCTCAAAAATAAATAGTTTTAAAAAATATAAAAAGACATGTTTTTATAAAGAGGGTTATTGGTTAATACTATTCTGTGATTCCGGATCCAGTTAATTCAAACATCTGTTTTGGCTCGATCCCGGTTAAAGAGGCATAAAGTCTGAAATCACAGCCGGCCGCATGCGACGAGGAGATGAAGCAGTGTGTGCATTTAACATCGATGTCGATGTGGGCGGGGCCGGTGTCCTTGGCTGCCGTTACGGCAATTTTGTTATCAAGTGGTGCGCCTTCGTGGAAGTAGACATAAATATTGTGGGCTGCGGCCTCGCCAGCATCCAAATTCCAAACCTGAATTCTTTTTGTCACATTCGGGAAATCTATTCTTTGCACTCCAATGAGAGGTGATGAGCCCGTTACAAATGGGGATCCCGATGATTGATATGATGCGGCGTTCTGTAATCCGGCCTTATATTGATAAATTGACATTCTTTGTTCCTATTCCATCTTATAATTAGTTTTTATTTTATGAATTTCTTTCTTTTTCTCGCAATTTGTCTAAAACTCTTCTTCTTCTTTTGGCGGCTTTCCTTCTGACGACCGAGGGCTTCTCATAATATGAGTTTTCCCGAACTTTTTCAACAATCTTTTCTTTTTTGCATTTTCTGATAAAACGTCTGATCATTCTTTCCTGTGTATCGTTTCGACCTCTTGGCCTTGTTGATACATTCACTGGTCTTTTAGCCATAATAACCCCTTTTTTAAATCATGTTTTTCCAATTGGAGCCACCAATGGACAAAATGCCGCTGATATCCACTCCAGCATCGTTCGGTGCATATGTGGATAGCGGACTGTTGCCCCCAGATGGGGCAGGTGCCGAAGTCGGCTTCACATTTTCAAAAATACCCTTAAAGTTGTCACCCATGCTCTGTTCTAGTTTGCTGCGGCGATTTTGCAAATCCTTTTTTGCAGATTCTTGCAATTCCACAGAATGATTTCTGGAAAAGTCAGCTGTTTCGGCTTCTACGACAACCTGACGGGTGTCGAGACCCTGTACAACCTCTTTGATCAATCCAGATAGCATACCTTCTTCGAAAATAGACTCCCGAATACACTCTTTAATAAGTGGCTTCAGAATATTCTTAAGTTCTTGTTTTTTCATCTTTTATCACCTAATACATCATTGAGTGCTCTGTTAATTCTATCAGCTTTGGTAAAAATATTCGGCTCGTCATATTTCTTGCCCTCCTGTAAGCTCATAAAAGCATTTGGAGTTGATGGCTCTGAAACAAAGTCGAAGCATATAAGTTGGAAATCGTCGTCAACAGTTACACAGCCGTTAGGCATATCTCTCACGGACCCAAGGCCGCGAGAGGAAATTCCAAGCTGGCAGCCGCCCTCAACAAGAGAGCGTAAGATTTTTCCTGACGGAGTGTTAAGCACTTTAACGGTACCTTTGACATCATTTCCCTCCATCCAGATATTGGTGACGATGTGGGAAGCATTTTTTAAATTAATGACAGAATCATCCGGATGATCCAACTCTCCTAATGCACGATTTTCTTTAACGAGTTTCTTATAGGTCTCCACTTCTCTCTGTAAGACACTTTCAGGATAAACTCTCCCATTGCCGTTTGGCTTGGCAGCACACTGCATAAGTCCAGTGAGATACATGGCACCATTTTTTTGTACATCTATCTTTTCTGCTTCTGTGAGGAGATCTTGGCATACGCCTCCCTCACATAGGGCATAATATTCTCTTAATAAAACTTTACTCATTTTTCTTCCTCTAAAATAGTCAACAGCCGTTTTTACAACGTCTGACACCTCTAAGCATCCATCTTCTAAACATGTCGGCCCCTCCCTACATCAAGCTTTAAGCCCGAATCGGCAAAAATCATATTTAATATATATGATGTTCCAGAACTTATACATCCGCAAATAAATAGATTCACAAACGAAAGTTCAAATATAAATAGTTCTGTCAGAGGGTTAATACCACATAAAAACACACCCACCCAGAAGCCGATGCACATCGGACAAGACCAAAAATAGCCTTTTGGCCTTATTCGGTTAAAGATCCTTCCATAACAAAGGAGCTGAGTCATCCCGTATGACGCTAAAATAAAATATAAGAGGGACATCTGGTTAACCTACTGATGGTTGTAGCCGTAATTACTAAGTACATTGATGAGATCTTTAATAGTGGCTTTGCCATTTTGAAACTGTTTTTTAACGTCAAGAACATCATCCATGCCGCTTGCGTCGTCTAGGGCCCAGTCCATGTGCTGATCTGCTGCCAATTTTTCTAACTGAGCTAACTGCTGTGTGTGGCGCGCGGAAGAACCCGTGATGGGCTTTTCCGCGTGATCTCCGCTCGTATCGTTGGTCACGGGTGATGAGTCGATGCCCATCTCCCAGTTCATTCCGCCAATCATTTTAGTTTCTGACAGGACGTTTTTTAACTCTTCTTTGATAATTTTTCGCAATTGTTTTGATGTGAGTTTCATTTTTTCTCCTTATTTTCTAACATATAACTCATCCAATACGGTGCATAATTATATCCCGGCTTTATAGAGCCCTTATCGGTTGCTTGTGGGACCTCTCCGAGTTCCGTAGAGTCTTCGCTGGTTGGCTGTGTAAAATAATCATCTAACATTTCTTCGTATTGATCCATATAATCGTAATATGGCCTTTCCTCTTTTAGAAATTTGTAAACTCCATATATGGCATAATCAATTGAATTCAGATTTTCATCGAGCGGGACAGGAATAATGCCTTCTAAAGATCCGTAGACACTCCCACCTCGAATGGACTCATATTCTATGACCCCCTTTCTCTTCAAAAACTCAAAAAGGCGGTTTTGGGCACTATAAACAGTTTCAGAAAAATCATTTTTTGCAAATGTTACTATCTTACCTTTATTAGGCATCAAAACAATGTCCATCTCCTCATGATCAAATATCATGATATTCCCATCGAGACTTTTTCTCGCTTTTAGTTCCAGTGTCACAATCTGTTCTTCTGCACCATTTTGGATTTTTAGACTTATGGACATCTCTCAATCTCCTTTACGAGATTTTGGATTTTCAAAATATCATAGACTAGTGCTTTGTCAATCTTTCTTTCCGTAGTCTCTTTTAAAATGTCAATTACTTTATCAGTTTTTAGTGACATCTCTTCATCAGCTTTAATTTCTGACATCTTTTTTGATTTGAGCACCGATTGGAGCAATCTTGGTATCTCTTCATTCAAATATATCTTCAACTCTATGCTGTTATCTGAAAATGAGCCGATGAATTTAGAGAGAAGACTCTTTTGTTCCTGCAGGAGGGCCTCTGAATATTTCTCGTTAAACTTGCTGACAAATGTTTTATATGTCAAGTTGTCAATTGGCTTCATATCTGGTTGTCTTTCTTTTTCCGAAAGCAGCATCTTATCTATCATATAACCCTCAAATAACACCCTATTCTTTGTCTTTGTCTTGGGATGAAAAATTTGAAAGATAGTCGCCAAGTCTTTATAATTTGGGACAAAATTGGAAAAAACTTCTGGTGAAATCTCCCTGTTAAGGGTTTCTATTAATTCGCTCTGTTCTGCAAAAAGCCTCTTATGATCTATTGAGCCTTTTTGTACTCTCGATTGAAACATGATTTTTTCAGCCGTATATTTATCGACCCCTCTTGTCTCCAGAATGGATTTGTAAAGATCTAAATCTTTCCCCAATAGAGTATTGGAATTAAATGCCTCTCTAATGAGCTTAATAATCGCTTTTTTCTTCTTTACATCACCTTCGTGAATAGCTTTTGCCAACTCACGAATTGTGACCTCATAAATAAAAGCACTATTGCGCTTCTTGTTGTGTTTCATCTTCATTAGCTTTGTTCTCCGTTTTTTCTAATTCGGAAATCAGTTTCTTGACTTCCATGCTTGTCTCAAAAATATCACTCTCTTGTCGGCGATAATTGGTATGCTTAGACTCTGCTGTGATGCCACGAGATAGACTTTTTAAGTCAATCGCGCCAGGTGTCACCTCTCTGCCCGATGGGTTTCCAATGAGCGATGAAAGGTGCTGGGAGAGACCCGTCCTTCCATCTCCGCCTCTGCCATTCTTCTTTGGTGTATAGCGACCATTAGATTTTGGGGTCGTAGTTGTTTTTCTCCCCCTCGAATCTCTATGTGGCCCAGCATCATCTCTTCGGCGGGCCGGGGCTGCCAGTAGAGGTTTTTCGTCCGGTTCTTTGTCTGAATCCAAATCCATGTCTAAGTCCAGCCCACCTTCTTCGTCGGAGGGTGGCAAGTCTAGGGATCCTCCTTCGCCGTCGAGGTCCAGTCCTCCGTCTGCCGTGCCTCCGAACTCACCTGCGGCCTGTTCGCCTGCAATCTCTGCAGCGGCATTTAATTCTGCCTCATATTTCCTATCGTGGAACATCTCTCTCTGATTTCTGATGAATTCCTCTTCGGATAGGCTGAAAATGTTTTGTGCGATCCATCGGCGAGAGAAGAAATTTTCTGTCGCTCCGCCGGCAATATCGAACTTCTGTTTCCAGTGCTCCAGCTCTTGTAATTCGGCGATCTTCGATGGATTGTTAAGCTTTAACCTAAAACTAACCAAATCATCTCCTCGGAAACCGAGAGTGTACAAGTGGATAATTCCGATTTTTTCCAACTCCGTGACCACTGACCTCTGGAGGCGCTGAATAGTTCGGGCAAACCGAACATCTTTCTGTGCCAAAGTTGTCTTATCTTCTGCTGCCTCCTCACCACTGGAGAGATATGCTACTGGTATCTTTAAGGCCGCAAACATTTTGTCTCTAAGATATTTAACATCGTCGATGTCGCCTGTGAAATTTCCACCTGGCAACGTTTCAATTTTGGATGACTCGCCGCCACGGACCGGGATGAAATAATCCTCCTCAACCGAGAGCGGATTGTATCTTAAATCAACTCTACCAGTGCGATCATCGACGACTTGGTTTCTCTTCATAGAAGTAACGGTTTTCTGGACGAAGGTCTCCACATCTTGTGGGGCAATGTTTCCCACATCGATGTAAAAAACACGTCTTTCAGAAGATCTCACGATACGGTAGGCCATCATGGCATCTTCCATTAGGACAAGTTGCCTCCAGATACGGCGGCCGGCATCTAGGACAGATGTCCCATATGGTGTGTATTTATCATTTCCCAAAATTCTAAAATGGGCCACTTGCCAATTTTCAAATGTCATAGCTGCAGAGTTCCACTGATATTGAACATAGTTTGGATTTGTAGGATCCTCGCCCTCCAGTCGTTCGACTTCTCGCAGCGGAATTGGAATCACATTTTTGACCCCAATTCGGTCATCAATGTCCAAATATAGAATAAAGTCTCCAAACTTGCACATAGAACGGCACCAGCCGAAGAGATTATGGTCCAAATTTAAAACATTCTCATAAAGAGAAGATAGGACAGCCCTAATTTCCTCATTCGGGCATTCAATGTGCATCATTGGAGATAGTGCTGAGTGTGTTGTCATTTCATCGGCGTATATGTCTAGAGACGATGCGATTTCGGGCATATATTCCATTTGCTCGTAATCAACATACCTCTCATTTCGATTTTGTTGAGCCATGATTTTAGAGTGCATGACATCAAAGGGAGAATATTCTGCCTTTTTAAATTGTTGCCCTGAAGCAGATGTAAATTGAGTCGCATATTTATCCAGAGCGGTTCTCCGGATCTTGCGGTTCATCTGGGTTCTCCAATTGACAATTGGCCCAGAGAAAAGGCGGGTTAATCGCCTAAATAATTCTGATTGGGGGTTGTTGGGGTTGTTTTTTTGATCTGCCATTTTTTATCCTTTAATTAGCCATGAATATTTTGTATAATCTTCTTTTGCTTTAAACATTTTTTCATCCAAGGCCTCTTTCCTGTTATAGCCGTTCATTCCTGGGATCGTAGTATTAACTTTTGTGTCGACTTTTATTATTGAACTTAAACATGCTTTTTTGTACTCCACTTCTCGCCTATTGACAGTCAGGGCAGTATCTCTCACCCAACATGCTATGGCCAGAGCCATTGTCAAATCATCGTTATATCCCCTCATTGCTTGGGGTTTGCCATTATGCCAAATAAAGGTTCGCAATTCATTCGAAAAACGAACCGAATATACTTTAATTAGTTTGTTTCTGATGAATTCTTCCAATTTTGCGACAATCAATGGTCGTGTTTTGGATGAAGTGGTGAAGCCGGGCACAGCTGAAGGGCTGGATTCTCCTTGGTGACTTTCCATAAATTCATGAGTGCCCTTGACGGAGTAATAAAGGTTGGGATATTGAAGGTCTGTAAGTTTTTCCAATATCGATATTCCAATGCCAATGTTTTCTACCACTAAGAGGCAGTTACCATACTCTTTTCCTGCCTGCATCAGAATATTTGAATACATATCAAGATTTGGCTTTCCTTGATATTCCGCGACCACCTCCATTGTTTCCAATTTTATGATGTGGAACACAGAATAGTCTGCACCATCTCCTCGGGCCACATCGGCTACCAACAAATAAGAACAAGATGCATCATATTCTTCCCATATCCACAAATTTCTGTCGAAACTGGTTCGATATTTAGGATCGCAGACATTTGTCTCAATCCAGGCGATATCGTCTGGATGAATTACACTCTCTCCAGACGTATTGAAGTTACACTCCAGCTCCTGTGCGATTTCTCGACGAGACATGTTTCGGGTTTCTTTGTTGAACCACTCTTCATCCCTATCTGGATGTGCATCCCATGATAAACTTATGGGATGAAAGTCATTTGACCCTTCGACTGCGGCGACATAAGTCTTGTGGAACCAGTTACCCACACCATTTGGGGTGCTTAAAGCAATAACTCGGCCGCCTGTTGAAATTGTGGGGTATAATCCGGCCCACAGCTCGTTTAAGTTCTCGACATGGGCGGCCTCGTCTATCACCAAAAGAGAAAGTGCTTCGGAGCGGCCTGCATCACCAGAAGTCGAAGCGGCTTGTATTTGTGATCCGTTTGTTAATTCAAAAGACGATCTATTGTCAATTGATATTTCTGATATAATGATCCATTCTGGCAAGTTTTTCATGATTGCCTTAACTTTCTTCACCAAGTTAGAGGCAGTTTTAAACTTTGTTGCCATTACAAGAATATTCTTGTCTCGATGAAATAACATCAGCCAAACAATATAACCGGCCGCAATTGTTGAAATCCCTAATTGTCTAGCTTTGAGGATTACATTGAATCGATAGTCATTGAAGTCTTGGAGTAGGTCAGCCTGATAAGGGTATGTCTTGAAGGGGATTAATCCGTCGATAGGGTGAGAGATTCTAGCGTAGTTATCGATAAAATAAACGGGATCTTTTCCACATTTTAAAATTTCGGCTACTATCTCTTTTTTAGATAGTGTATATGACATTTTCCTATTTAAAGGATCCTTCTTTCAAGAATTTCTGATATTTTACATCCATTGGATTTGTGATTGCCTCTCCGAGGGTTTCCACACCTTGCATTCCACCAATTTTGAAAAGTTTGTGGCAAGTAACAAAGGTGCGAACTCTTGATGTGTGTTGAACTAAACACTTTGCTTCACCCTGTGGTGTTAAAGATAAAGCAGAACCCACCAAAACCTTAAACTCTTTTTTCAAAAAGTCGGCAATTGCATGTAATCTTCTCTCACACTCCTCCTCAAAGCCTCCTGAATAGACATCTCTAAGTCGAACATTCGCCTCATAGTTGATCTGCAGCATGTCTCCAATGATTTTGACACCGAAGCCGTCAGATACTCGACTGTCCGTTATGGGGCAGCCTTTCTCGCGGCTTAAGCCCACTTTTTTGGGATCGCCGTCGACGAATCTTTCGTCATGAGCACCGTCATAGGCATTTGCTGCAGCCTGATTAATTCCTTGTATGATTTCTAGTGTTGTAGCCATTTATTTTTCCTCTTTGGGTCGCCATCCAGTTTTCCACCTTTCCTCGCGACCGTCGACCCACTTTATGTAGCATTTAAAGCAACAATTAAATTTTGCCATATATACATCGTCTCGCAACTCAAAAGAATATGCTTGACAAACAGGGCAATTTCTATTGCTATCTTTATTAAATAGTTTTTTAGAAATTAAAAAACCATCGATTTCAATTTTTTCATTTTTTTCCTGTTGATGCTTCTCTTTTTCGTACAAATCTTTTATCTGCTGCTGATAATCTTTTTCTTTTTCGTCATCCCAGTCGGCTTTGGGGTGTTTTATGGCATCTTTACCATATTTTTTTGATATAGCAACTTCGTATTTTGCAATGTCATTCAACTTATCACTCATTTATTCACCGCATAAGTTATACCAATTGTGGCAGCGACCCCTACTGCAAATCCGCCGGCGATGCCCCAGATCAAAGCATTTGTCCCTGGCTTTTTCTTGATTATTTTATTAAGCTGTTCAATCTCTGTATTTTTAGTCTTCAGGGTGGCCTCATAATATTCCTGCTGGGTGTGCAGGGAGATGTTTAATTGCTCAATTTCCAGTTTAAACTTGCTTTCCTGTTTTTGCAATTCAAAACCCAACTTCAAATCATATTCTTCCTTTAAGAATTTATGATTTGCCACCAATCGGGCCGTGGCATCCGGGTCAAATAAGGTACCAGTGAACGGGGCGGGTGCATCTTTTTGGATAAAAGAAAATTGTCCCTCGGAGGCTGCAGCTGTATTTAAAAATCCAACTGTAAGCAACACTAATATTTTATTCCACATATTTGAATCCAAATTGTTGATTAATCTCTTTTGCAAGCTCTTCGGGCTGCTCTTCGAAATCCCGTTTAAACTTTTTGATATCAGATGCACGATTCTCTCTTAAATTCGCCATGGCTTCTTCGTGTTTTTGATTAATCTCAGCCAATTGCTTTTCATAATTTGCAATCGAATCCTCGCGCAGCTTAAGTTCTTTACGATGCAGAGCCTCCATCGAAGCGATTTGTTCCTGATAGCTCAAGGTCATGACTTCCATGGATTTTTTTAAAGCTCCAAAGTCATTTTTGGAGACAAAGAATAGGATAATCACAGCCACAAGAGCAATCACTTGCCAGTTCTTTCCCATAAATACTGCAATAGATTTAAAGACATCACCAAATTTGATGTTAATCAAAGTTACCTCTCTATAAGCCCTTCAATTTAACGATAGCATCGATTACCGATTGTCCACCGATGTAAAGAGCACTCAAAATTAACCAATCTCCACTATCCATGTGAGAAGTGAACATTAGGGCGGTTGCTGTAACCCAAACTAAAAGTTTCCTGGAGATTAATTTCTCCAAAACCTTATCTATTGCTCCACGTGCCATTTCAGTCATTGTCATGCGATCTCCTTGACTATAAATAGTTTGTTTTTTAGATATTTACCGAAGCAAAGCCATCTTTTTTGTCAATAGTGATCTGCATATCCACACAATCTTTTAGGCTATCGAGATGGGAAACAAGAAGTACTGTTTTAAAATAAGATTTAATAATGTCAAGAATATCTACGAAACCTTGCATGTTTTCTTCGTCCAAAGCAGTGCCGGGTTCATCGAGAACAAAGATATCTCCCTTTGGCAAGTTTGAAACACTCAGAAGAGCGAGGCGGATGGCCGTGGCAGCGATTGTTTTCTCGGCCCCAGAACCCATCTCCAAAGGTCGCGGGTCATACATCGAATGTTTGATAAATATATCGAGTCTCTTTCCGTCGTCTTCAAAGAAAACCTCAAAATCTACGATATTTGACAGAATTTTGCCAATCTCTTCATTAATAACCGGCAGCTTTTTGCGAATTACATCGAAAGCAATTCCATTGGGGTGCATGCACCTCATATATAAATCAAAGGCAGAAAATTCTTCCTGCAAATCTTCGAAGTCTTGCTTTTGCTTTATCAATTGTTTCACCCTTTCCTCAGTCGAACCAACGGACTTATAGAGGTTCAAAATCTTGGTGTTGCATTTTTCGTCTCTTATCTCAAAATTTTGTTGTTCATATTGAAAAGTGGTGAGTTGAGAATTTAGGCTTTCCAAATTTTCGATTGCATCCTTGTTATTTTCGTAGTCGGTGACCTCTTCTTCGAACTTCTCGATCTCCACTAATAATATGGAGGTGCATGCCATATTTTTATCAATTTTCAAATCCAAATTTGTGATTTTGTTGGACAAAGAGTCTCTTTCTCCAACGATATTCTCATAAGCCTGAATCTTTGTGTCGTTTAACTCCGGATTTAAGGAGAATATTTCTGTGCCGATTGTTTCAATGCTGGATTGGATGGCGTTGATTCTTTTAAAATTTTCTGGTATATTTGCTTCCGCAACCAGTGCATCCTTGATAAATTTGCATGTAGGAAAAGATGTCCCGCAAGGGATTCCATCCAATAATTTAACCCTATTTTGATTTCTGTCCTTATCAGCGGACTCTTTTGACAATTTCTGCTGAAGCTGTTTGACATCATCCCGCAATCCCTCAATGCTTTGGCGGGCTCCATATAGCTTTTCCTTCTCATATTTACTGAGAAAATCACAAATTGCCTTATATTCATTTTTCTTTTCTGCACGAAGGGCTCTATCGTCTCTAATCTGATCTCTTACACTCATCAACTGACTTTTCTTGCGAGCCAGGTCTCCTCTAACCTTCACCACATCGATTATCTCGGCAGGAATTGAATTAATTTTTTCTCTTATTTCAGCAATTTGTGTTGTGTACCTTGAGATAGCTCCCTTATAACTCTGGCAAGCTTTTCGCTGTTTCTTTAATTTTTCTTCACACTCTGATAGTTCCATTCTAGCTTCTAGTATTTCTTGATTGAATTCCCTTCCTTCCAGTTTTTTCAGTGCTCCTCGTGTGGAGGCGGCGTCTTCCTTTGCCAGCTTAAATTTACTGTCAAAAAATTTAAGATCCAAGAAATTTGCCAGAATTTCTTTTCTCTTGGTGGAACCCTCTTTGATAAAGGATAAAGAATCAAGCTGACTGGACATAGAAGAATATAAAAAATCATCCAATGTTCCAAAAACTTTTCTGATATTTTTATCAGTTTCGTTCCTTGTTATCCCATTTAATATTTCTTGGTCTTCTTCGACTGGACAATAAACACTAAAATTTGCATTTGTTTTCGCTTCGAGTGTGGTATTGCCCTTCAATTTCTTGAGATATTTTATTGATTCCCTCTGAATAGTGTAGTCCAAATCACCAATCGATATCACAGCTTTGGCCAAGCACGACTCTCGATTCTGATTAATGATGTTTAGATTCTTTCTGTCATTTTTAGAAGTTGAATTGAATACCGTATATAATAAAGAATCAATAATACTCGATTTTCCGGAATAATTCTTGCCAAATATGCCAACAATCCCTTCTAGATTATCAAAGTTAATAGAATTGGATTCTCCATAATTAAAAAGGTTGTCAAATTCTAGAGACCTAAGTCTCCAGTTGACATTTCTTGAAATCTCCTCGTTATCCTCTGCTATTTGATTATACTTCGAATTTAAATCCAAAATACGACACATTACATCTTCGGCGACCTCATAGTCCTTAAGATACTCTTTAATGAGAGATTTTTGGACGGACATACTTCTCAGATCGGCGATTTCGAGGTCATTGGCCATATCCTTAATATCTCCACGGTTGCCCGCAGAACGATTTAGGAAGGTTATGCTTTCCGGCTTAAACCTTCTCTTGGCAACTTCCAGGGCCTTCCTCATTACATCCAGTGACAAATTATTGTTTGATACAAGGCGGAGGCGACTCTTTGGGGCGATTTTGATGCCCTTTGGCATTTTCCCCTTTGGAGTCAAATTGATGGTAACAAAAGGCCTGGGGTTCTTTAATTCAATATGTTTGCAAGAAAAATCTTTCTTACTTTGGATATCCCAGATTAAGATCCCTTTATCGTTTGACTCTCCGTGATTTTGTTGTACAGTCGAGCCGCTATAGCGGATTTTACCCTCACTATCCAAACTCTGATTGGTCTTGTGGATGTCTCCCAGAAATGCGTAATCATGCCCCCCAAAGATTTCAATTGGATGATCACCGTGCTCCATCACATATCCAGTATCGGTTTTGACACCCGAAACAGAACCATGATATAGAGCAATATTAATCTTTTCTTTATCAGTGGGGGATATCCAATTATCTTCATCGAAAACCGATAAAACATTTATGGCCACAGAATCGCCCAGGTGAGTTTCTCCAGACTTTTTTAATAGATGAAGCCTCGGATGATTTAGGGCTTCAGCAATAGGGGTCAGAGCATCTTGTCGGCTACTATTTTTAAGGTTCCCGTCATGATTTCCCAGAATAATGTATGTTGGGGCAATATCTGCCAGACTTCTGAAGAAATTGGTGCACATTTCCACAAATTCTGGACTGAGTTGTGTTTTTGTGTGTGCAATATCACCACAATGGATGATATAATCGACCTTCTCTTTCTTGAGTGCCTCATACAGCTTTTTGAATATGATCCTGTATTCATAATGAAACTTTAAATTCTTAATGTGTGTATCTGCAATGTGAGCAAACTTCAAAATCTGTTCTCCTCTTAGATTGCCGAGATAGCACTTATTAAGCTATCATGGCTATATACAAAATTAGCCTTCTTGCTTAGGCTCAAAACCTCTTCTTTTGACATATCTCCTAAATCTCTATCATCTTCGTATGTTATTTCCCTCACTTCGATTCCGTATTTAAGAAAGAGCCTTTTTATAAAACCAGATTTCTTAGATGCATCGGGGTCAAGTGCGAGTAAGATTGGTGTATTATTTTTGATGATCTTTCTGAAAAGGCGAGAGGTTTCTCTTATTGTAGAACCCAATATCGGAACTGCGTTGTGACATTTAATGGCATCGAAGACCCCCTCGACGATAATGACCTCTTGATCGAAATCAACATAAAGCTCATTAAAGACAATATCTCTAGAGGCTTGTGGGTTTTTGTATCTCCTGTAATCATCAGAAAATGTTCTGGCAATATAATAGTTTAGATCACCATCGGAATTAAAAGATGGTATTACTATCCTGTTCTGGTATGGACCTTCTGTGGTATATCCTATCTTCCACTTTAAAATGTCTGATCTATTTAATCCTCGGCATGCAAGATATTCAAGTGCCCTTTTGTAAGCCCGACCACTGGAGGGTCTAGTAAGGCTGCGGAACCCTTGTGGTAATTCCAGAATTTGTTCGATCTCCTCCTCATTCGACCCTTCCTTGAAGATATCCGCGAACTCATTCAGATCCTGCTTAAACCCGCTTAGAGATTTCCACCTCTCTTGATCGTTGAATGTCCCAAACCGACGGAAAATTCTGTATAGGCTTGACCCTCTTGCATCGCAAATCCAACACTTAAATACGTTCTTTTCAATATTGACAGAGAACTTATTTTTAGCATGTTTGCAATATGGACACTTAAAGAGATATTCGCCGCCCGATTTGAAATATCGACCTAAAACATTCGAAATTAGGGAAAGTTTTTCACTCATACAATTAGTATAACACAGCCTATTTTATATGTCAAGCATTATTTTCGAAGCTGCTTTTGCGACAACAATTGCATCAGCAATATCATAACAATATTTCTGCACATTTCCGTATCTGGTATAGTCTATTTGAAATTCTTTGCTTTGGATGAAGTGCTCTATAACCACTTCTTTGGCCTTCTTACCTCTTGGTACTTTTATTCCGCACCTGCTTCTAGCAGATATAGGTGTTATATATCTTGGTTCAATGTTTAGACTCTTGAAGCAAATCCAAGAAACAATACCATTGAATCGTTGCAGAACAGACATTGTTTTAGCAGTTGAGCCACCTCGTCGAAAAAACATCAAAGCTTCTTCAATAAAGATATAGTCTATTTTCTTATCCAATAGGTTCTGATTAATATAATCCTCTACCGCTTGTGCTTTATTCAAGAGGCCGCCTATCTTTCTTAAATCAATATAATCAGCTTTGATTATTTCTTCTTTGTTGCTGTCATATACACATACACCAACAATGCTCGTGCTCACATCTAATCCTAATATCATTAAATATCCAATTTAAGTTTAAAGGTTAAGTTTCTATTTTGGGTTTTCTTAATAGGTGTTGAGGGAGTTGCGATTGCAATCAGGTTTTTATCTTTATCATATATTCCAACTTTGGAAATATAAGTTACTTTTTCAAAGGATCCCGTTGGGTCCACGTAAGATGAACTAACCGTATTTTGGATGAGTAGATCTGATGGCTCTTCAAAGACATAAGCACCCGACAATGTTGTCTTTGATTGTCCATAGGCAATATATGTTGGATTATTTGAGTGGTTAAATTCGCCCATTTCAGCATGGGCGAACATTGTATAAGAAGGGACATAATTTTGCCCATTAAATTCCATTGCATAGCTGGAACTCGGTATCATTCCTGTAGCAGTTCCATCATTTGCTCCGACAGCGTAATAAATCCAAGAAGGAGGTTTTGCTGTTCCATCATAATCTTCTGTATGTGAATCACTCAAGTTCCATGATCCCGTCAGGAGCAAGAAGCCCTCATTATACAGGACAACACCTGCGACGGAGGCCGAAATTGTATAAGGGCTATCTGCTGGGGCAACCTGAATCAATTCCCCATTTTTATTCTTATCTTGGAGATGGCCGATGAGAGTACCAGAGACATAAAATTTCAAATCAATGCTGCCCTTCTCAATAGATGAGCCGTAAAAAATAGATGGAATGTCTATTATACTGGCAGTCTGGAAGGTGGAGTAATTCTGTATGTTTCTATATTCAGGGTTTAATACCGAATAATATTCCAATGCACTGTTGAGAGCATTAATCCTCCTGTCAGAATTTGATGTTGCGACATATCTAGAAATACTGGCAGATAGAGGATATGATCCTGTGAGTTCAGTACCGTATTCATCTGCATTAAAGCTTGTTGCTGTGGCTGATTTAAATTTGATTAAATCGGAGCTTTTTTTCACAAATGGATAAATAAAATCATTTTTTCCGGATGATTTATCAATATTTAGCTCATAAAGTGATATGAATCCCGATGGGACATTCCTCACATTCTCCGAAAAAGCACCACTTAGATGAGACCGGTTGTTATAATACAACTTAGAATCATATATATCAAAGCGAACCTTGGGGTGCGTTTCAATAACATTGCGAAGAATGTCTTTTTTCTCAAACTTTTTAAAAGACATTTTCTTTTCTTCCTATTCTAGTAATCCAGCCTTACCCTTAAGGTAAATTCATTAGAGGGGTCTTTCTTGAGTGGTTCCGATAATTTAGCAACTGCCAACAGTTCATTGTCTGCAGAATAAAGCCCAACTGTCGTAACATAAGAGATCGGAGAGTCTGTTTCCTGCTCTTTTACCCTTATTTTACTTCCAGACAGATAAGTGGGATTTGAGCTATAATTAAAATCACTTGTATTTGCTCTGCAGAAATAAATAGTAGAATTAAGTTCGGTTGTATTGTTGAATGCCAGATTATTCATTCTGTTTCTGAATCCGTCACAAGATGAAGATATTTGTGCCCCAGTCAAGACGGTATCTATCGAAGATGTGTCATAAGTTGCATCGGGAGCACCAAAGGACCCATCGAATACAGAGGCTGTAAGTACTGCAATGCCGGCCTGATAATACAGTAAACCTACTCCCGAAGTGGAGTTAGGAGTGGCAGAACTTGTATAAAGAAGTGCATAGTCTCCCGCTGGAGAATTGGTCTTATAGCCCACATCTGTCGTATTTGCTCCATAATCCGAGATGGTTAACAGGCTTGAGAAATCTGGAGCTGTTGGGGCGGCGCCTGTTGCAACACTCAAAATGAAAGAACCCTTTTGAATTTCGTCTTTCGTTAGCAGTCTTGCAAGATTGATGAAAACACATTCTTTCAACTTATCGCCAGAGGCCAATGAGCCATCCCTGTCAAAATCCCTGATATTCCCATCTGAATCATATCCTACTAAAACTTGTGCCATCTGGCTATAGATATTTATCTTTTTGGAATTCTGGGAAGCTGCAGAACTAGAAAGTGAAGAATCTGCTGAGTATCCTGCCGTCAAATCAAAAATATGGTTTGCAGAAGAAGATAGGTATGGATAATCGTAAACAGATTGGAACATACCGTGAGCATAATTTTTAATGTTGTTATCGCTGTATGTCCCGGAAACAACAGATCCGGTGATTGGGATTGCCTCGTTCAATAATGTTCTAGTATTTGCGACATCCCTATCGGATACAAGATTTTTAAATGTAACTGCCATGTTTTTTTATCTCTCTTAGTTTTGTTTAATGAATCTAACCGGAACACTCAGGCTATAGCCAGTAGTTGCACCGCTGATTCTGATGTTCGTATCAATATATTTATAAGTAGTGGACCCAATAACAAATGTAGAACCAAGGAGGTCGAACAAATATGTACTAGATCTCAAATTTTGCGAGGCTCTTATTTTGAAGTCCAAGTATGTTCCTCTAGGCCCTTGAATAACTTGCTGGGTCCCTCCATCGTCTGTGGTATCTAAATTATCTTTCACATAAATACCATCTCTGGAAAAGAAATAGCTCGCGATAGAGTCGTCATCGATAAAAGATACAGGAGAGGGAGTGCCATCAGAAGAATAAAGTGCTCCGAGGCGATTGTCCATTTCCACTATATATTGAGTTTCAACCAAATCCGAACTCAGTTGTATTGTCGGTGGTGTTGCATTGGTGTCTAATCCCTGATCCGCTCGAAGATTTTTACCACCAAGGATATCATAGCCATTTAGATAGTCGCTGATAGTCATACCATTTGTTGTCGTTTCGTCAGAAGTGACAAGCACAACATCCTCTGTTGTATATTTTGCAACTCCTAAATTTCCATTTAATTTAATAACCGGCAAATAAAGAAGGTCTGTTCTCGTGATTGTGATCAACTTGGATTTCATCAGCGATGTATTATTCGTAAATGCCTCTAATACTGGAGTCTGTAAGATTTCCAAGTCCTTGGAGATGCTTGCTGCAGCCTTGTTGTAGTTTGTGTAATTAATCTCGTCATCGCCAAGTGCGAATTTCATCACTTTAAAGCTGCCGTCGCCTCTGGCTAGGCGTTCGCGGCCTGAATCAGTGAGTACGGCATCTAAAATAATATCGCCACTATTGTCTAAAAAACCCATTATATTTTTCCTTTTTAAAAAGCGAAAGTTTCAAAAATAAATAGTTTAAAAATAAAATAAAAAACCTTTTATTTTGATACTCATGCCACTGTAGCCTCGAATGTGACATTTAGATCTATCTGTCTGCCTGTCTTTTTTGAGGTAAATCTGATTTTGAAAGTTTTTCCAAAAAGTTGATTCCCGGATGGGCCCATCAAATAAGATATGTTATCTCCAGAGACACAGGACTTATATTCAAACGATGCATTGGGCATTGTGGGTGATATTTGATATACGGGAGGTACCACATTTATCAATTTCTTCATGGTGCGATCATATACCTTTTCCGTGGGGGGGAACTCATATTCTTTTATTATCGGGAATGTCATGCCGCCCTCGTTTACGATCAAAACTGAAAATACGGTAGAGGGGTTAGATATAACTCCCCTAGAATCCTTTTGTCTAAACATATAATAATATGTAACATTTGGCTTTATCTTTTCCAAAAAGGATACAGAGCCTAGATGTTGGATACCCCCTTTAAATGACTCTGCAAGAGTCTGGTATAATGACTGGCTGAAATCCAGATAGGATGATGGTGGATTCTTTAGTCGGTATATCTCGAAAGAGGCTTCCATGTTTTTTGATTCATCCGATTTGAAAGTTATTGGCTCCACTTGGTTGAGCTTTTTTGACTCCCTAAAAAGAGAGATGAATTGCGACTCTTCTTCAGAAAACACAATCGGATTATCGATTATTTTTCCTATTCCCGAATTTATAAAGAAGGAAATGTTTTTATCACTTCCACGGTAAGGAATAAAATTAATATCAGGAAAAATTGGAGGATTATCCAAAATGGCACCTGCATCATTGAAATAAGGTATTTCTGATAAATATATCACTGGATATGTGAGAGTACTTAGGGTGCGCATATTTACATCAAATGTGTCATCAGTGTTTGACCTCTTTACATCTGCGATAGCATTTATCATGGTATCTTCGCTACGGTAGATAGCATCTATCATGTCCATCGCATCCTGCAATTTCTTTTTTCTGTCATCTTTTTTGTCGCCGAACCCATTTTTATTATCGAGTCTAGATTCAAGCTCACTTATTAGATCGCGAATAGACTTAAAAAAGTCTTCTATGGATGATTTAGCCTTGGTTAGCAGATCTCTATCTGTCGATGATGCACCTGTTGTGTCAGTATCAGTTGTGTGATACACACCGGTCGTTCCGGTTGCACTATCTTTTCCTATAATTTCCGAAATACTTTCCACTATATTTCTCAGTGGGATACCAGCGGAATCTGTTGTGTCGGGATATAATTTGATTAGGGCCTTAAGTGCCAATCGCATTTGTGCAGATCTTGATTCCCTAGAGCTGTTTGGTTTTTTACTTTCCTCTTTGTTGCTGATTCGACTACCATCTTCTTTAGTTTCTGCAAGATTTTCTTTGAAGTTTTGTAAGGCTTTGTCGAAGCTTGTTTCCGATGATATCCAATCATCTCCTTCCTCCTTATCCTCCTTATAAGAACCCAAGCGATATCTGTCGTCATCAGTCAAGTCATTTTTGTTTTCATATTTTACAACGAACTTCGTGAGGGTGTCCTTGATATTAAAATATTCTGTCAACTCAGCTATATAGGCGGAATAGTTTAATGGTTTGGATACAGATAACGAATATTGTAGTCCAGATATAAATTTATATGCATATATCTTATATGTGTATCTCTTGCCATATTTCACTTGAAAATCAATATATGTCTGTCCGCTTGCACCTTTGTTTGGTATGAAGATATTCTGTATGGGCGTCTTTAAGTCCGTTTCGTCAAATTTGGATATTTTGTAAAATATCACATCCGTAGAATAAAAGCCGGCTTTTCCGGCCAATAGGCTGGAATATGGAATTTGAAGTTTGGAAGTCTCGGAAGCATCAAATAATTTCTTAATTTCTCTGGATAAATAATAGTCTCCAGTGGTGGTCGAGATTGGACCTTCCCCGATTAGGGTGGCGGGGATCGTATTCGAATTCAAAATAATATCTTCATTGCCCAAATTCTGCGACATATCTAAGGCATCCATCATTAGGATGCTTTCATTATCCAGTGTTTTGTTTAAGGAGATCTTGGTTTGTTCTGGATTTTCATAAGCGGATTCAAAATAAGAATAATTAAATGATCGTTTCTTCAAGTATTCCGGATTAGCGCCTGGAGATGTCATTTTTAAGCAATAGTCCATTATTTTATCGCAATCTGATTGGTCTGACATAATAATATCTTTAAGATTTTGACTCAAATCGTCTTGCGCGGAGGGTCTTTTAGATTTTCCAATGTTTATTTTTATATAAAAAGGTAATGAGAGGAGGTCGGAATTTTTCGATGAAATGTCTAAAGTGGACGATTCCGAGACAATAATGTTTGTATCTGTTCTGGATTTTTTATTGGAATTTTTTGTCAATTCATCATCAAATCGTGATCTAGTGTTTTGGCCATAAACTATTCTATCTCTAACTTTTCCATCATAATCATATTTTACCTTTTTCGTTCCGGGTTGCGCGATTTGAGAATCTTTGATTATTTCGTAATCTTTATAATAGTTCAACAAAGAAGATTCCTTGATTGATTGGTCTGAGATTAGTTGTTCATAATTTGGCATTTCATGATTGTACACAAATGATATATCAACCTGTGGAGTTCCTGTATGAGTGTCGGATCTGTGATCTGAGGCATATATTATTGGCTTTTTACAATTAAGTGAATAAACCTCCATGGTACTGTATTTTTGTGAAAGTAATAATTCATCCATAGCAGAAAATAGGCCAGAGGACATTTTTAGCTTTGAGTCAGCGGAATATGTAGCATCGTCAGTATGATCTCCACCAAGGGTTGATTTTGAAATTGAAATTTCAAACTCCTCCGAGATTCCGTCATATAGCAATCCATCTTCGAAATTAAGGATATCCTGCCTCTTTTTGCCTTTGCTTTTCAAGCTAATTTCTGCAGGAAGTGGCAGTTTTTTAAAATTGATATCGGACCCTTTGGATACCCAATATCTTTGCAGAGAACTTCTGACAGGGTCGGCCGAAGTCTCAAACTCTGTAGAGATTATATAATTGCTGGATGAATTAGTTCCTGCACTATCATAGTCTGGATCTCTGGAATAGTCTGAAGTGGATATATTACTCAGTGATGTCGAGGTAGGACTAATATATTTAGTAGTACGATGAGCCGTTTTGGGCATACCATCTGGTAATTTAATATTAGAAGCCCCACTAGCTGCAGTGGGATTAATTGATGCTGGTGATCCGCTTCTGGATCCCGGTAGTGGCTTTGGTGGTGTCAATTATCAATCTCCTCTCGTTATGATAAAGTGTTTATTATAATACATTTTAATTGAATTGTCTTTGACATTCTTTTGTCCCACACCGATCACCTTGTTGTCCATAATAAAGGTCCTGCAAAATAGGGATTCTCCAGATAACAACCCTTGCATGTCTGACATTTCCAATCTTTTGAATATCGGCATCTTGACACTTTCAAATCCATATAAATCCCTCTCGAAGCCAGACAAAACTTCTACTCTAATTAGGTTGCTATAATTTTCTTGCATCATTTTTATGGATGATGGGTTTTCAAAGAAATCATTCTCCATGGAGGCCCACTTGTCCCTCACACCATCAGATTTCGAGGCGAAAAGGGATCTGATTTGATTTGGCATTTCTTCAATATTTTTGTTAATTGCCCTAGACTTTGTGCCAGACAATAAATTATTTGGAGAATCCAAATCATAGTCACTAATTTTTAAATTGAAGTTATTGTAATATTTAATTATACCGGATGTTAAATTTTGAGAATCCCTCATCGTATCATGAAAATCTTTCAGGTCGGTATAAGCTGGAACATATGATTGGCTGTCGTATGTTTTCTCAATATTTAAACTTATATCCCCAACCACTGACTCAGAGCACAAAGTTTCTTCTTTCTTGGCTCGTGAAGCACCCACCTCTCTGGGGGTTAGGATTCTCACTCCCAATTTTGTCAATTCTTGCGAGAGACTCACCATAGCCGGTGAGGTGGTGGGAACATAGGCAGAAGGATTTTTTTGATTATTGATTTCTGTACCGAATATAATCGATGAAGCGGGAGACAGATAGGAGAAAAAGGTTGTGCCAAAATTGAACAAATTTTCAGTTATTTTATCTGATTCATTGGTGCCCCCCATATCATTACTCAAGTTTTTATTCAAAGTTGCAAAATTAATATCACCATAGTCTCCTTCAAAAGCCATATTTTTCTTAAACTCTTGCAAAAACCTTTTCTCTATGTCGTTTACGGAAAATGTAGATGCGCCTGTGGACGGTCTTGAATTTATATCAAAATATTCACTCTCTATATTTATCAACTTGGATACATCAACAATTTCTGGGAATTTTTGGCTATCTTCCAGAAAGAACAATTTGCTTGTATCTTTTGAATATATCTTCCCTTTATTATCGGTCGATGTCACACCTCTTTTTCCGAGGGCATAACTTATTTTTATCATCAAAGATCGATTAAAATCCATGACCCTAGACAATCCTTGCGGTGTCCGACACAATGCAAGAAATTCTTGCTGCATTCTCTCTATTTGGGTATCGGAAAATGTCTTTAAGGAAAATAATATTCTTAATATGTTTAATATTCCTAAATTTTTCCTCTTCTTCAAGGATAAGGATGGGCTATCGTAGACACCCTCATATCTCTCAAATACATTCTGCACTTCTCTTAGAATATTCAGTGAGTCGATTAAGAATTTTAACATTCCATCTTCCACCTGTACCCTGACATGATACTGATACATCCCCATTTTTATCTTTTTGCAAAAATGATCATTGACAGAAAAGGATATATAGTTTGATGAATTTTTGATTATTTTATTGCTGCTAATTTGTGCTTTTGTCGCGCCAGTTCTGATATCCTTTGATTCATTTGGTATCAAGTCTCCTGACTTATCATCGGATGAATAAATAATTATATCGTTGGCCTGATTTGCATCAAAGCTAGAAAATCCATCTATGCTCTTTTTAACTCTTTTGCGAATTATTTCAATATTGCCGATTCTAGAATCCGCAATTATCTTCTCTTGCGTCTGGGCCAGTGATCCATTTTTCAAAATATTTGCAAATACTGACTTTTCTTTCAAAAATTGTATTTTATCCCAGAAAAAAATGAACTTTAGATACCCGGATGGGTCTAGCGAAACAAATTGATCAGAAAAATATGCTTCATTGTTATTTTCTACCTGATTAATTATTTCAAAATCTAAATAAGAATCAAATTTTAAGTTTCTTAAATCTACTAAGTTTTTGGATCTCAAAACTATATTATCTGATATTATGACTTGCATTAGGATATCAGATAATAACATTTCTTTATTAGTTTTGTTGTTTTTTTGTAAAACCATTCCGAACATGCACAAATTTTCTGGATTTTCTCCATTGTGAAGGCTTATAGGTTTAAAATTAATCTCTCTTTTGGGGAGGTGGGCATCATAAGGAATATTAATTTGCTGAACTTTATGTGTGTTTGAATGGATAATCTTTGAAAATTCCCGTATATCAGTTGCAGCACTTAATGTCTTTATTAAGTCAATATCACTGGTCAGGGCGGCTCTTATAAATGTGCCGCTAAATCTATTAATGTCTTTTGGTGGGCGAATATTTGGTGCCAGAAAAGTTAAGTTTAAGGTGGCACCAATCGAAAATAAAAGATCAGTGTTGTTTAGTGTTATATCTTCAAAAGATATGCCCATGCTTTTCTTTGCTTGCTTGAGGCTTGGTGCCTCGAACCGGGCGGCAGCAATATGTCTGGATAAATTTCTCATTAATCACAATCCTCTATGTCTTTAGGGTCCGTAGTACTGGAATAAATATCCACTATTTCCAAAGTTGTTCCTTCTCTAATTGGTACAATTGCTTCATCATTATAAAATCCTCTTGATTTAAAATGTGTGTGGGCATCAGCTATGATAATATCAGGTATTCGTTGATCGGCTTTGATATTAAAATAAAATTCCATATCATCCACTGTTGGTGAAATATAATTATCATCCCTACTTGGAAGATCTATCAAAATTCCGTTCACAATTGGTGACCTATCAGATATGGCAGAATAGGAAAGGGGCATATTTTCCTTAGAGGGTTCCATAAATACTTCCATGTCAAAATTTTCAGAATTAAAATCTGTATTATCCTCTGTTATTTCTAGAAGAAAATCGGGAATATTCATTGATATATATGACCCATTTGGATCTATTGGAGAAGTGGCAGATCCAAATTGATCCTCATATTTTTGCACATCTGATATATTTTTTACTTGTGCTGTTGCCGTGAATTTGCAATTTACTTGGGGTATTTTATTACCAAGAGAGCCTGTATAATTTAAATCTGTTCCTGTAATCTGTACACCGAAGAGCTTCATCTTAAAAGCTGGGAAATTCTGATTGTTTAATTCCGAAGTTCCAAGGGGGAGCCCAAGGGCACTCCTTTGTGATATTTGGAATATATCGATTTCTGTTGTAGATCCATCAGGATTTGTTATTTTTATTACCCCTCCCGATTCTTTTGCGGAAGTAAAGTTATGTTGTGTCCTCAGAGTTGGAGTATCGTCAAGTATTCTCCCCTCGATGCTATTTTGAG